CCTAATCATGATAAAGTTGTTCAACAAGTTTATACTTTAAGGGAGATGTTAAGTGGAAGTAAATAATCATCTTAATAATGAAGAGATTAGACTTGAGATTTTAAGGATTGTTAAAGAAACAGGAACAGAGTTTCAGAAACAAGACCCCTTGCCAATCTGCGAAATTTATTATAAATGGATTAAAGGTAAGACAATTCGTAAGAACCTTACTGGCAAGAAGGAATAGACTTCTAGTCTAAAAGACTTAAAATCCAAGAGATGCCTGCGTAGGCGGATAACTTCTCTGATTGTTTAACATAAATGATAACAATGGGAGACTAATATGTCATCACAAGTAACTACAGCATTTGTACAGCAGTATTCTGCTAACATTCAAATGCTATCTCAACAAATGGGATCGTTATTAAGAGACAAAGTTCGTCTTGAATCTGTTGTTGGAAAAAATGCTTTCTTTGACCAAGTAGGGAAAGTAACTGCTGTTTTAAAAACTAGCAGACATTCTGACACTCCACAGATCGACACTCCGCATGCTAGAAGAAGAGTATCTCTTGCGGATTACGAATTTGCGGATTTAATAGATCAACAAGATAAAGTGAGACTCTTAATAGACCCGACTTCATCTTATGCTCAAGCTGCTGCTATGGCAATGGGTAGAGCTATGGATGACGTGGTAATCAGTGCCGCTACAGGAACTGCATTTACTGGCGAAACAGGATCAACTTCAACTGTATTACCTTCTGCACAGAAGATTACAGAAAGTGGTACTGATGGTTTAACTATTGCGAAGTTAAGAACTGCAAAAGAAAAGTTCGACTTAGCAAGTGTAGACCCATCAATCGCTAGATTTATCGTGGTATCCCCAAGACAAATCACTGATCTATTAGGTACAACTGAAGTAACAAGTTCAGATTTCAACACTGTTAAAGCATTAGCAAATGGTGAAATCAACTCGTTCTTAGGTTTTAACTTTATAGTATCAAACAGACTATCTATTGCATCTTCTAAAAGATCATGTATCGCATTTGCACAAGATGGTATTACATTAGCAGTTGGCAAAGATGTTCAAGCTCGTATTGACGAAAGAGCTGATAAATCTTACGCTACTCAAGTGTACTACTGCATGAGCATTGGTGCTACAAGAATGGAAGAAGAAAAGGTAGTTGAAATCGAAGCACACGAAGCGTAATAGAAGGAGGATATAATTATGGCTGATTCAATACAACAAGCTAAGATTGATTCTACACCTTCTCAAAAAGTAAAAGCAAACGAACTTGCTGGAAGAGTAAGAGTAGCTTTTGCTGAATACGAAGCGAGTGCAGAACAATCAACAATTCACATGTTTAGCATACCAAATGGTGCGAGACTTTTATCAGGCTCAGTAGCTTATGATGCGTTAGGATCATCGACTACTATTTCTGTAGGTTACGCAGCACACACTAAAGCAGATGGTACAAGTGAAGCAGCAGACGTAGATCAATACAAAGCTGCGGCAGCTTCAACTTCTGCAGAAAGTGTTGCAGTGTTAGACACGATTGCATTAGACAAAAATGCAGTAACAGATGCTAACAAAGATGGTGTTCCAGTTACAGTTACATTAGCAGGTGCTAATGGTACTGGTACTATTCAGTTGCAAATGTTATATGTAATTGACTAATAACTAGAATTTTAGGGGAGGAAAGCGAGAGTGGAACTCCCCTAGGATGCAATGAAACAAATAAAAGATTTAAAAACAGTATTACATTTTAGAAAGGGTGATTATGTTTATCGTTATGTACTGGTAGACAGGTTCAAGAATACAAGTAAAGTACATTATGGTTTTGATGCAAAGCTAGAAAGAACTGAGGCAGAAACCTTTGCGTTAGAAAAAGATAGACAGATTAGAAGAAAGTATATTATAAGGAAGTAGTATGGCATCAGTAGTAGACATTTGTAATGGAGCATTAAACCAATTAGGTGCTACAACTATTGTTTCCTTAACAGAAGATTCAAAAAATGGCAGACTATGTAATGCTAGATACACTCAGATAAGAGATAGTGTATTTAGATCACACCCTTGGAACTGCTTACAAAAAAGATTAGAACTATCATCATCAACAGATACTCCTGCATGGGGATTTAGTTTTAAATATGATCTACCCGGTGATTGTTTAAGATTACTAAGAATATTAGATTTTGATTCAAACCACAAAGTAGAAGGTAGATCAATTCTATCTAACAACTCTTCTATGAAGATATTATATATCTCAAGAGTTACAGACCCAAATCAATATGATGAAAATTTAAGAGAAACATTATCAGCAGCATTAGCTGCAGATATAGCATACGCTATTACATCTAACAATACCACGCAACAAAACATGATTGCTCTTTATCAAGAGAAATTAAAAGACGCTAGATTTGTAGATTCAACTGAAGGATATAATACTACTCAAGAAGATGGAATGGCAGATGTTATAGATGCTGGTACATTTATAAACGCAAGGTTCTAATACATGGCTAGAGTAGCTGCACAACTTACAAACTTCACAGCAGGTGAACTATCACCAAGATTAGATGGTAGAAATGATTTATCTAAATATCCTGCAGGCTGTAAGACACTTGAGAATATAGTTATCTATCCGCATGGTGCTGCAGCTCGTAGACCGGGTACTCAGTTTATAGCAGAAGTAAAAACAAGTAGTGCTAAAACAAGATTAATACCTTTTGAATTTTCAACAACACAAACTTATATTCTTGAGTTTGGTAATCAGTATATGAGAGTATACAAAGATAAAGGTCAAGTATTATCAGGTGGTTCAGCTTTTGAAATATCTACACCATACTTAACTGCAGAACTATTTGATATTAAGTTCGCACAATCTGCCGATGTGATGTACATAACACATCCTAGTCATGCAACAAGAAAGCTATCAAGAACAGGTCATACAGCTTGGACATTAACAACTGTAGATTTTACTAATGGTCCATACTTAGACACTAATACATCAACTACAACAATTACAGCTTCAGCACATACAGTAGGAACTGGTAGAACTTTTACTGCTAGTGCCAATACATTTGTATCAACAGATGTTGGAAGATTAATTAGATTTAGAGATGGCTATGCAAAGGTAACAGGATTTACAGATGCTACAGTTGTAACTGTTGAGATAATAGAAGATACAGGATCATCTAGTGCTTCTACTGATTGGTCGTTAGGTGCATTTTCAGATACCACAGGTCATCCATCTTGCGTAACCTTCTTTGAGCAAAGATTAGTTTTCGCAGCGACACTGAATAATCCGCAAACAATTTATTTTTCAAAGTCAGGTGATTATGAAAACATGGATGCAAATATTGGCGGAACTGTGGCGGATGATGATGCTATTGTTTATACGATTGCATCAAACCAAGTTAATGCCATAAGATTTCTTTCACCAACTAGAACTTTAATTATTGGAACTGCAGGAGGTGAGTTTGCAGTTTATGGGGGTGGAGATAACGATGCAATTACACCAACAAATATTATTATTAAGAAACAATCAAACTATGGTGGAGCAAACGTAGATGCTGTACCAGTAGCTAACGCAACATTATTTTTACAAAGAGCTAAAAGAAAAATAAGAGAACTAGCTTACAACTTTGATGTAGATGGTTATGTAGCACCTGATCTTACAATCCTTGCCGAACACATTACACAAGGTGGTATTACACAAATGGCATATCAAGAAGAACCTTTATCTATTATTTATGCTGTAAGAGAAGATGGCGAATTAGTGGCACTTACATATCAAAGAGATCAACAAGTAGTTGCTTGGCATAGACATATATTCGGTGGTTCTTTTGGAACTGGTAATGCAGTTTGTGAAAGTGTTGCAGTTATTCCTACAGACTTAGATGAGTATGAAGTTTATGTAATTATTAAAAGAACGATTAATGGTGCAACAAAAAGATATGTAGAAGTTTTAAATACATTTGATTTTACAGAAACAGATAACACTTCATTTAATTATTTAGATAGTCAATTAAACTACGATGGTGTTTCAACAACACTCAATGGAGATATTACAAACTCAGCAACTACAATTACTTTAACTGATGCCAGTTCTTTTAACAGTGCGGGTAAAATAAAAATAAATAAAGAAATTATTAAGTATACAGGTAAATCATCAAATGATCTTACGGGATGTACAAGAGGTGAAAACTTAACTACTGCAGCAGCACATACATCGGGTGATACAGTAGATCAAGTAGTTGAAACATTATCAGGTCTAACTCATCTTGAAGGACAAACAGTTTCGATATTGGCAGATGGTGCAACGCACCCAACAAAAACTGTTAGTTCGGGTGCGATTAGTTTGGATAGAGCAGCTAAGAAAGTTAAAGTAGGTTTAGCTTACACTTCTTTACTTCAAACAATGAGAATAGATGCTGGTTCACAGAATGGAACATCACAAGGTAAAACTAAAAGAATATATGAAATAACTCTAAGATTATTTGAAACTGTTGGTGTAGAGGTAGGACCAGACTTAGATCACATGGAAAGAATACCATTCAGATCATCTGCTAATCCTATGAACGAAGGTATTGCACCATTCACAGGTGATAAAGAAGTTGAATTTAGAGGAAACTACGATACAGATGGTTTTATAGTGATAAGGCAAACTCAACCTTTACCTTTAACTGTTTTATCGGTATACCCAAGGCTAGTAACAAATGATGGATAACATACTACATATTGTGCCTTATACTGCAGAACATGGACAGTTTATATTATCCTGTCAAATGAATCATAAAGTATTAGAGGCAGACAGACATTATATTAATATAGAAGGTAATGCTAAAAACTTAGAGCAAGATCATTTAGCATTTACTGGTTTAGTTGGTAAGAAACCTATTTTTGCTGCAGGCATGAAAATGGTATGGGGTCAAGTAGCAGAAGGTTGGGTCATAGCAACTCAAGATGTTTGGGATTATCCATTAAGTGTTGCAAAAGCTATTAGAAAAGATTTTGCAAGGGTTGCTAAAAAAAATAATATTGTCAGAGTTCAAACTGCAATCAGAAAAGATTTTAAACAAGGTCAAAGATTTGCAGAGTGGTTAGGTTTAGAGAATGAGGGTTTAATGAAAAAGTTTGGTTTTGATGGAACAGACCAATACAGATATGCGAGGATATTTTAATGAGTGCAGCTTTACCTTTTGCAACAACAGCTACTTCTTTAGTTGCAGCTAGACAAGCAAGTGCCATAGGTGCTTTTAATCAAGGAGTTGCAATGAGAAATGCCTCTATTGCTTTACAAGAGGCAACAGCTCAAAAAAAACTTACAACATATAACTTAAATAAATTTAATCAAAGTTTTGAAAAATTACAATCAAGAACAAGAGTTGGTTTATTAAAATCAGGAGTAGAGTTATCTGGTACTGCTTTAAAAATTTTACAATCTAATGCAGAGCAAGCTGAATTACAAAGAAATGTTATTGAATATAATGGTCAAGTTGCTGAAGCTAAAAAATTAGAAGAAGCTGCTTTTGCTACAATATCAGGAACACTTGCTAGAAGAAGAGCAAATCTTGAAGCACTTGGATATATTTCTCAAGCTGGAACTAGCTTACTTAATATGAAACAAGTAGGATTAATTTAATGCCAAAGATACCAACATTTGAATCTGATCTTTTACCTACTGCAGAAGTAGGAGCTGTAAAATCTAGTTTACAAGTTTCACCTAAAGATACTTTAGCTGGAGCTTTATTACCAGCAGCACAAGATGTTACGAACTATTATATAAAAGAAAAAGAAATATCAAATAAAGTTGAAGGTGGAGAACTTATTGCACAAGCTAAACAAGAATTATATGAATTAGAAGAAAAATCAAAATTAGAATCAACACCAGAAAAAGGAATATCAAAATTTGAAAATGGTTATAAATCAATAGTTGATAAATATAAAAATCAAGCAGGAAATAATTATATTCAAAGATATTTTCAAATAAATATATCAGCTAGCAAACCTTCATACACATCTAATATTTTAAAAAAAACTAGATCAAATATGGTTTCAACAAGAACCAATCAAGTTTTAAAAAATGTTCAAGATAAAATATCTGTATTAGTTGATGGCGATAATCCTTTTGATTTTCAAACTATTTATAATTACTCTGTGGATCAATACCAATCTTTAGTAAATGATGGATTAGCTAGTGAAACTGATTTTAATTTATTCAAAGAAAAATTACCATCATTAGTAGAAGAAACTCAAGTAAGAGAAATAGGTACAAAAAATGCTGCAAGAGCATTTTTACTTTTAAGTAAGGAAAATAATTTTCCTAATATAAAAGGTGAAGAAAGAACTAAATTAGTAAGAGAGATGGGTACTCTTTCTGAACTACAACAAAAAACTGTTCAAGCATCTCTTGATATGAGTTTAATTGATATTGGTGATAAGTATTTAGAAAAATTTGGTGAACAAGATTTTTTTGGTGTCAAACCAGAAGATATGCAAGCTCTAAAAACAGGTGATGAGGAATTTGATAATCAATTAGAATTAGTTAATGATAAGGTTATTAAAAATGAATTTAGCTTTGATACTAATTATAATACAAACTCTGATGTCATTCAAAAAATACAATCAGGTGAAATAACAAATACTAAAACAAAATTTCTATTAACAGGAGAAACAGAAAGTAAAAGTATATTAGAAAGATTAGGAGATGGTAATATCAATGATAAAGATGCTCAATTTCTACAAACAATAATAACAAGAAGTAATAATAGTACATTTAAAAAACAAGATCAAAAATTTTTACAATACTTTGAAGGTATTACACCTTTATTACAAGGTAATACTTTTTTAAGTTTTTTTGACAAAGAATATAATTCAAGAGCAAGTGAATTAAGACAAGAATTATATAGAAGATATTTGTCAGGATTATCAAGAAACATTCCTGCTCAAGATTTATTTGATGCTACTTCAGAAAATTATATAGCAAAAGATATAAAAGGTTATTTACCAAAAACTGCAGACTTAAATAGTCTTATAGATAATATGGTAAATACTTTAGAAATAAAAACAGATACACCTCAAAGAAAAGCAGGTGAAACTATCAAAGAGTATGAGTTAAGAATAAGTGGTGGTATTGACATAGGTAAGGATGCTTCCCCATAATGACTAGTCTTGCAGAAAAAGAAATAAAATACAATGAAGCTGGTTTCACTCAAAAAGAAATAGCAGATTGGAAAAAAGAAAAAGTATTAGAGTTAAAATCTGCAGGATTTAATAATCAAGAAATACAAGAAGAGTTTGGAGTTAAATCAAACAACGAACCTTTTATAAAATATTTTCAAGATATTAGTAAAGAAATACAAGAAGAAACTATGCAATCAGAAATAGTTGGACCAGACGATCAAATGCTTTACGATTCTATGCAAGAAATGGGAGATCAAAAATCTATGAAAGAAATACTTGTAGGTAAAAATTTTGATGGTGATGCAATATTAAAAAGAGGTTGGGGTAAAACTTTGTATGACATGACTTATAGATTATCTACAGAAAAAGGTTTGCCAGAGGCTTTTACAGAAGAAGAACCAGAAGATTATACTTGGTTTGAAGGTTTATTAGAAAGAGGATTAACACTTGGTGCTGAACTTCCTATTTATGGAGCTAGTTATTTTGCAGGTGGTGGTAATCCAATATCAGGTGCGTTTACTGCAGGAGCAATACCGGGTGCTGCTAGAGCAACTATATTAAAAGGATTAGAACAGCAATCTTATGGACAACCAGTTGAAATATTAAAAAATTTTTTACAAGAAGGTATCAAAGAAGGTGTTAAACAAGGTACAGTATTTGCAGCTACAGCAGTTGCACCACAACTTAGAATACCGGGAGTAGGTAAATTAGCAGATCAATATTTAACAAGAGTAGCATCACAGCTTACAGCCTTTGAAGGTGTCGGTGCTGCATTAAATGGACAGTTACCAAGTCTAAAAGAGTTTAGTTATTCTGCTGTTTTATTTGGTGGACTAGGTTTAGTTCAGCCAAGAAAAACAATGGAAGATAGAACTAAAAAAATATTTGTTGATACAGGAAAAAAACCTAATCAAGTGTTTAAAGATTCAATAGGTAATAAAACAATATTAGAAGATGTATCATCAAGAAGCTATGTTAGAGCTTACAAAGGTTTACTTGATAGAAAAACAGTTGAAAAGAAAGTTGAAGCTAAACAACCCGAAACATTATTCAAAGATGATTTAGCAAATAAAGCATCAGAAAATATTGTATTCAAACCAAAAGTAGAAATATTAACTGCTGAAAGATTAAAAGAAATGGGTTCTAAAGTTAAAAAGAAAGCTATCATAGAAGGTATAGATAATAAATATCCAATACTAGAAGCTCTTAGAGAAGCAGGTGTTAATACAAAAACAGGAATAGAAAAATTAAATATATATGAACAAGCTAGAGTTTTAGAAGGAATACCAAACAGAGCAGCTTATTTTATAGAGAATAAAACAATTAATTTTAAAAACTTAAATGATAGAGGTGCAGGTTTAAAAGAAGTTGTAAAGGATGTTATTGATAAAGGTAAAACTGAAACTCAATTATTTGAAACTTATTTAATGAATAGAAGAGCTGTAGAATTGAATAATAGAGGAATAGAAACAGGATTTAATATTCAAACTGCAAAAGATTTTATTAAACAATATAAGTTTCAATTTGAACAAATTGCAAAAAAAACTGACATTTATCAAAGAGAACTTTTAGAATATGCAAAAGATGGTGGTTTTATAACTGCTGAAGCGTTTACTGCTATGACAGAAGCAAACAAAAATTATGTTACTTATGCAAGAGAATTAATTGGTAAAGATGGAAAAGTTGTAGCTGTTGAGGGAAGTAGTGCAAATCCTTTAAAAGAAATAAAAGGTTCTAAGTTAAGAGTATTTCCTCCATTAGAACAGATGGTTAAAAATACAAATACTATAGTTAATTTAGTTGAAAGAAATAATGTTAAAGTACAGTTTATAGATAAAATAGTTGAAGCTAAAAAAAAAGATTCAAACTTATTTCCTTTTATAGAAAAAGTAAATCCAATAAAAACAAATTTACCTAAATCAGAATTATTATCAATTAGAAGAGATGGTAAATTAGAAACATGGAGTGTAGGTAAAGATTTAGTTAATGCTTTCAAAACTTTAGATCAACAAGGTGCTAATATGTTATTTAATTATTTAGGAGCTCCTGCTAGAACTCTTAGAGCTGGTGCAATTTTAATTCCTGACTTTGCTGTACCAAACTTTTTTAGAGATACAATGCAAGCTAGTTTCTTAAATAAAGTTGGATTTGTTCCAATACAAGATTCTTTGATTGGTATGTTTAATATTATTACTAGAGGTAGAAGTAAGAAAGCACAAGATATGTATAATAAATATGTAAAATCTGGTGGTATGCAATCTACACTTCTTGCTGTTGATAGACCTAATTTATTTGATGGTAAAGTTTACGATATTCTTTCTAAAGGACCAGTTAGAAATGCAGACAGAGGTATGCTAGCTCCATTTAGAGCCTTAACTAGATTATCAGAAGAGATGACAAGATTTAGAATATTTGAAAAAACATATAGAAAAGCAATCGACAAAGGATTAACAGAAAGACAAGCTCTTGAAAGAGCTGGGTTTGAAGCTAGAAATCTATTAGATTATGCAAAAAGAGGAACATTAGGAAATAATATAAATAGACTTGTTCCATTTTGGAACGCAAGGGTTCAAGGTTTAACAAGATTATACGAAGCCTTTAGAGATCAACCGGGAAGAACTACAGCTATGATTGGTGCTTATGTTGTTATTCCAACACTAGGTTTTTATATGTTAAACAAAGATGATCCTGATTACAAAGAACAACCTGATTGGTTGAAACAAGCATATTATTATTTTAAGATAGGAGATAAACCTTATAGATTTCCAAAACCTTTTGAAGTTGGAACTCTTGTATCTTCAATGGTTGAAAAAACTTTAGATTGGGTAAGAACAAATGAACCTCAAGAATTTGCAAGATTTGCTAAAGATTTTTTAGTTAGTAATGCTAAAGGTTTTTATCCTATACCTACTGCAGTTAGACCTTTTGCAGAAAATTTCATGAACTATAGTTTCTTTAGAGATGCACCTATGATTCCAAAATCTTTAGATAAAAATTTACCTAACAAGTTTTATTATACTGAATACACATCAGAAACATTTAAGTTAGTTTCAAAATTATTAAATGATTTAGTTGGTGATGATAGTTTCTTTGCAACAAATCCTATTCATGCTGAGAATGTATTTAGATCGTGGACAGGTGGTATAGGTAGATATATTATTGATACATTAGACTATGTTTTGGTAAAAGGTGAAATTATTGATGATCCTATAAAACCAACAGATACTCTATCTAAGATACCAGTGGTAAGAGCTTTTGATGTCAGAGATGTACCGGGATATTCTGCAAAGTCTATAGTTAGATTTTTTGAAGAATATGAGAAGGTAGATACTATTCTAAATGGTATGGATTTTGCTAGAAAAAATGGTGATTTTGAGGAATACAGAAAATTAAAAGAAACTTTAAACCTTGATGAAACCTTATTAGTAAAATATAGACAATCAATAAAAGATTTGGACAAACAAATCAGAGCTATATATAACTTAAAAAAGTTCCCAAATGGCAAAAAACCAACGCCAGATGAGAAGAGAGAGCTGATTGATGATCTATATAAATACATGATTAATTTTGCTCAACAAGGATTAACACTTCTTGAAAATGCTAAGAAAAAATAATATAGGGTAACTATGACAGTATCTACAACGATAATAAAATCATCTCACAATGGTAATGGTTCAACTACAACCTTTGCCTACAATTTCAAAATTTTTGCGGACACAGATTTAGTAGTAATTATCAGATCATCCACAGGAACTGAGACAACTAAAACTTTAACAACTCACTATACAGTAGCGGGTGCAGGTGATGCTAGTGGAGGTTCAATAACTTTCACATCTGGCAACATACCAGCTTCGGGTGAGACAGTTGTTATTAGAAGGAATGTCCCGCAAACTCAGGCGATTGATTATATCGCTAATGATCCATTCCCTGCGGAGACTAATGAAGAGGGTTTGGATCGTTCAACTATGATTGCACAACAAGTATCTGAAGCAACAGATAGATCAATCAAGTTATCAAGAACAAATACAATGACATCTACAGAGTTTACTGTAGGTGCAACTGATAGAGCAAATAAAATTCTAGCCTTCGATGGTTCTGGTGAAATATCTGTTACACAAGAATTAGGATCATTCAAAGGTAATTGGTCCAGTGGCACAGCTTATGTTGCAAGAGACTTAGTTAAAGATACATCTACTAATAATATATTTATAGTTAATGAAGCACACACTTCATCTGGCTCGCAACCGCTTACATCAAATGCAAACTCTGCAAAATACGATTTAATTGTTGATGCTGGTTCAGCTACAACATCTGCAAGTGCTGCCGCAACTTCGGCTACAAATGCTGCTAACTCTGCAACAGCCGCATCTACTTCAGCTACAAACGCAGCAAACTCCGCTACAGCAGCAGCTAGTTCAGCAACTTCTGCAGCCAATAGCTTCGATGATTTTGATGATAGATATTTAGGAGCAAAAAGTTCTGAACCATCTACAGATAATGATGGTGATGCTTTAATTACAGGTGCATTATTTTTTGACACAACTGCAGGAGCTATGAAAGTCTACTCAGGCTCTGCATGGCAAACAGTTACAGTATCTGCTGCCAATCAAGCAAACATAAATACAGTTGCTGGTATCTCAGCTAATGTTACTACGGTAGCTGGTATAGCATCGAATGTAACAACAGTAGCTGGTATATCTAGTGATGTTACTGCGGTTGCAGGTATATCAAGTGATATTCAAGCAGTAGAAAATATTAAAGCTAATGTAACAACTGTAGCAGGTATATCTGCCAATGTTACAACAGTTGCAGGTATATCTTCTAATGTAACAAGTGTAGCTAGTAACGCTAGCAACATTAATACAGTTGCAGGAAACAACTCAAATGTAACTACAGTTGCTACAAATATATCAAGTGTAAATAATTTTGCAGCACAATATAGAGTAGGCTCATCTGATCCAACATCAAGTTTGGATGAGGGTGATTTATTTTATAATACTACCTCGAATGAACTTAAATATTATAATGGTTCAGCTTGGGTAGCTATCGTATCTGATACAGATGTTAAGGTATCTGTAAGTGCAAATGATACAACACCGGGGTTCTTAAATGGTAAATTAGTAGCAGGAACAAATGTATCTCTAACAGAGGGTAGTGATGGGGGTAACGAAACATTAACAATAGCTGCATCAGGTGCATCAGCAGGATTTGCAGTTGCAATGGCTATAGCATTATAGTAAAGGATAAATATGGCACAAGATTTTGAAAGAGTATTAAAAACTAGCATAGGTACATCAGCTACAGAAATAAGAGCTGCAGCTAATAGTGATGATGCAATCATTGGTATGAGATTTGCTAACAAAGGTACAGTTGCAGTAACAGTTGATGCTACTGTAAAAAATAGTAGTACAAGTTATTATTTAATTAAAGATGCACCTATTCCTGTAGGTGGATCGTTAGAGCTAATTGATGGAGGCTCAAAGGTGGTTCTTCAATCTGGTGATTCTGTGGAAGCATTAGCTTCTGTTGGTAGTTCGGTTGATGTTATACTTTCTGTTGTAGACTCCATAAGTACATAGGAGAACAATGGGTTATTTAGGTAATACTCCCGGTGAAAGTTTTATCTCATTTGCAAAACAAGTATTTACTATTGTAAATTCTCAAACTGCATACACACTAGATTTTGCTGTAGTTGATGAGAACGAACTTAGACTTGTAATTAATAATGTAGTTCAAGAACCGGGTAGTGGTAAAGCATATACTGCATCTGGTACAACACTTACACTTTCTGCTGCACTTACAAATGGTACAGATGAAATGTATTGTGTGTTTTTAGGTAAAGCTAGAGAAACAGTAACAGTACCAACTATTACAAGAGATAAATTAAACTTAATATCAGATGCTTCTAATCCAAGTTTAATTGCAAAAGGTACATCTGGTGTTTCAGAAGGTTACATACAGCTTAACTGTGCAGAAAATAGTCATGGTATAAAACTTAAATCACCACCTCACTCTGCAGGACAATCATACACCTTAACTTTTCCATCATCAATTACCAACAATACTTTTTTAAAAACAGATGGCTCTGGTAATCTTAGCTTTGCTTCTGCTGGTGGAACTAACACTCCATCTTTTTATTCTCAAATGAGTGCTAATCAATCTTATAGTAGTTCTGGAGCAATAGTAAAAGTTCAATTTGATACTGAACTTTGGGATACTGATAGCGATTACGATCATTCTACTAATTATAGATTTACACCTTCAGAAGCTGGAAAATATTTTGTTCATGGAATTGTTTATAGTGCAACTTTTGCTAATGCCAGTATGGCTGGTGGTGCGGTTTATATAAAAAAAAATGGTGGTAACTATCAAGGTTCTACTGGTAATAGTTCTCATAACACACCAGATTTTCAAGCAGTAGGTATTCCATTTGGCATTGCAGTAGATATGAATGGATCTAGTGATTACATAGAATGTTTCGTTCAATTAACTTTTTCAAGTGGCACTTGTAATATTCAGCATGATAACAATGGTAAAGCATCATATTTTGGAGCATACAAATTAATCGGAGTTTAATAAATTATGGCAATAGATAAAATACAATCTGAATCAATAAATTTAGCAGATAACTTTGCATTTACAGGAACTGTAACTGGTGCTGGTGCAACTAATAAACCAGCTTTTAAAGCATCAGTGGGTAGTAGCCTTGTTGTATCTAATGATACAGCAACAAAAGCACCATTTAATTCAGAAACTTACGATACAGATAATGCTTTTGACAGTTCTTCTAATTACAGATTTACAGTACCAAGTGGTGAAGCTGGTAAATATTATTTTACAGCACTTTTAAGATTTTATTCTAGTGCTGATAATGCCAGTTATACTAAAACAGCAATTTATAAAAATGGCACTACAATAGATATTGATTCTTTTTTTCAATTAACAAATAATGCTACTGATAGTATTAGACAAACTGCTATTCCATATGTTTTTACACTAGATTTAGCAGTTGGAGATTACATCGAAATATATGGTGCTATTAAAGGTGGTGGAACACTTTATATTTTAGGTGGTTCATTTTTTGAAGGATATAAATTATTTTAAAATTAAGGAGGACAAACTATGGCAAATTTATCAACTAAAATTAAAATGTACTGTGAAGCAAATGGTGTAGCTGAAGTAGATTTTATGAAAGATGTTATGTTGCAAGACGATAGTGATGGCAATGGTGTTTACATTAAGGAGTGGAATTTAGATATTGCACAACCTACTGACGCACAATTATCAGCACAAGAATCAGCAGCAGATACAGAAGAAGCCAATAACCAAGTAAGAAATACTAGACGTATAGCTTATGGTGATATTGGAGATCAGCTAGACGAAATCTATAAAGATATAGATGCTTGGAAAGCTAGAATAAAAAGTATTAAAGACGCAAACCCAAAGAGTTAATAAATGGCATATATAGGTAAATCACCGATAATAGGAAACTTTGTAAAGCTAGATGCTATTACAGCAGTT